CCCCGACTTTATTTAAAAAGGAGAAACCATGACAGACACGGATATTTGCAACATGGCGCTATCGGATTTAGGAAAAGGCACCATTACCTCAATGAACGATAAAGAAGAAAACGCAAGGGCTTGTAAGCTCTATTACGACCAAACAAGAGAAGCGGTACTCCGGGCGTATCCGTGGAGTTTTGCTCATAGAATTGAAAAGTTAGCCCTTCTTGATAAAGAAGTACCCGGATATGATTTTTGTTATGCATACCCGAAGAATTGCTTAAAAAATAATAACATTCGAAATAAACAGATAAACGTACAAGAACACGTCCCGTACGTTATCGTAAATATAGATACAGCCACAAAGGCCATTGCTTGTAATTTACAAGACGCTTATGCCGATTACACGGTGGACGAAAAAGACGTACAGGTTATGGATACCTTGTTTATAAGCGCCTTTACACGTCTACTTGCAGCCAATATGGCTATGCGCCTTACGGGAAATCCGCAAGCTTATCAAATGCAATATCAGTTATTCCAGGCTATTATTCACGACGCACAATTAAACGACGCAAGAGAAGGCCAAAGGGATGCGGTATATCATAGTAATTACGCCAACACTCGGAGGGTACGATGAACATATATCTCATACAACCGTCGTTTGCAGCCGGCGAAATATCGCCGTACGTCGCAAACCGTGTGGATTTAGATAAATACAAATCAGCCCTTCTAACAGCCCAAAACCTCGTCATTCGTCCGTTCGGCGGGTGCTATCGTAGACAAGGCTCGGAATTTATAGGACAGGTTAAATACGACGATAGGCCGACAGCCCTTGTCGCCTTTAATGCCGGAATAGATGATGCCTATCTATTAGAAGTAGGCTATCGGTATATCCGTATCTGGGAAGACGGGAAATACACGGAAACAGAGTTATCCACACCGTACGATAATGTGGATAACTTACAATTCACCCAATCCGCCGATACTATGTTTATTTGTTCCGGAAATTATCCGATCCAATGCCTTCAAAGAACGGCTATGGGCTGGGCGTTTAAAGAGTACGAGATAACAGAACCTTATTACGATTCAGCGACACAAGCGGCAAATAAAGAAACGTCGTTTGTAGCACCTGGAACATACACTTTTACGCCGCAAGTAACGGGTAAATACACCGTAGAAATCATAGGGGCCGGTGGAGGTGGTGCCGGCACTGGAGTACAACATTACTCATATACATATGGGGGCGATGGACGAGAAGACCAAGGGACCATAGAATTACAAGGCGGGAATGGTGGATCCGGCGAAAAGAAAATAACAATAGACACGCTAACCGCAGGACAAACATATTCCGTAACAGTAGGCGCTGGCGGAAAAGGCGGCAAATCCCAACATTCCCGGCAAGGCGACGCACACCCGACAGACGGAACGGGCGGAGGAAAATCATCCTTTAATAACACCGAAGCCAAAGGTGGCGGCGGTGGAATTGCAAGTAAGCCCAATGGAAAAAACCAAAGAATAGAAGGAAAAGACGGAATCTCGCATCAAGGAGGAGCCAAAGGCGGTGCTGCCGGCATATGTAAAGATGTTCAAAAGAATCCCTCCCAAATAACAGACGGGAAAGACGGCCAAAATGGATACGTAAGAATCACCTTCTCCGGAAACAACGAATTAAAGCCCTCGACCACATCGGGTAATGACGTTACCATTACGGCCACGAAAGACACGTTCACGCCGGGCATGGTGAACAGTCACATAAAATTAACCCAGCAAGCTGAAAACCAATCAGAACAAATTGAAATACAGGCCTCTTCCATTACAGAAGAAACCAAGTCTATACGAGTGGGAAAGGCCTGGAAGATTACAACTCACGGCACATGGAAGGGTAAGGTCACCGTTTATCACTCGGACGATAATAAGACCTGGCAAGAATATAGAAGCTATAAGTCAAACAACGACCAGAACTTCACAGAATCAGGGACCGTAACAACACCTACCTGGATGAAAGCAGTAGCTGTAACGGATGCGGATAACGGAAGCGGTAAACTTACCGTAGACTTTTCCAGAAATCCCTACTCAAATGACGGCACGGCTAAAATTACAGAAGTCGTTTCACCGACAGAAGTTAAAGTATCAGTCATTACAGACTTTGCCAACACAGACAAAACCCAAGTATACGCATTAAGTAGCTGGAACGACGATAACGGATACCCTAAAATGGCGTGCTTTTTCCAAGATAGGCTTGTCTTAGCCGCCACAAAAAAAGAGCCATACTCAATATGGATGAGTAGAACGGGAGACTACCCGAACTTTGGCATTGAAAAAGTAGACGGCGGGGTTACTGACGACTCGGCTATTAAAGCGGACCTCATTACTCGTAACGGCTTTGAGATTTTGCACCTGGTACCGGCAAAGGACCTAGTTATATTAACGACAGGTAACGAATGGATTATAGAAGGCTCTAGCGTAATAACCCCGGCAAAAATTAACCCCAGGCCGCAAACCATGCGTGGATCTAACACATGTCCTCCGCAACATATCGGCAATCGCATCGTACACGTACAAAGAAGCGGAAAGATCGTAAGAGACCTCGGTTATCAATATGATGCGGATAATTATAACGGCGACGACTTAACGCTTTTGGCCACGCATTTAACCGAAGGTCATAAGCTAGTATCCTCGGCATACATTCAAGAGCCCAATAGCACCTTGTATTACGTCCGTGACGACGGGGTACTGCTTTCACTAGCTTTCATTAAAGAACAAAACGTATTCGCCTGGTCGCATCACACAACGGACGGCAAATATAAAAAGGTAGCATCCATTCCCAACGGCGCAAGCGACGTACTATATGTAACCGTAGAAAGAAACGATAAAACCTATATAGAACGGTTTAATCCTGATATAGAAGCGGCCGTATACATGGATTCATACGTTACTGGAAGCGGTAGCAGCATAAAAGCACTACACCTTATAGGAAAAACCGTACAAATCTTAGCGGACGGTACAAGGATGAAGGATGCGGTAGTGCCTGAAAATGGCTTAGTGACCTTTGGCCAGTCGTTTTCAGATATCACAATTGGCCTTGCCTACGAAACAAGAATTAAGCAGCCGGGCCCTGATATTGGGTTAAAAGAAGGCACCATGCAGGCCAGAATCTCAAAGATTAATACCGTCGTGTTAAGAATAGAAAAATCCTACGGTGGCCATATCGGATACACATTTAAAGATAAGGATATGGACGAATTACGATATGAAGATTATGAAACGTTAGAAACAGGCGATATCGTACAGCAAATGCCGGTAGCCGATATCGGTAGCAATACCAAAAACCATATCTGCATCAAGCACAACGAACCGTTCCCGTTTGAATTAAACGCAATCATAAGAGAGGTAAGTATTGATGGCGGCATTGTTAAAAGTTACAACGGAGAAATTTAATAAAAAAGATAAAAGGCACCTACAGGCCGTAAAGTACATAGAAGAACATTTGCGTCCGATCGACAAAAAAGAACTACAAGGGGCCTATACATCCGTTACAACATGCGCCATGCATGAATTTTGCGATAACTTCCTGGCGTTCGGTAAAAAGGGAGAACCTATCGCCATATACGGGATCGTAAAATATCCGATAGACGGACTCCATGCCGTGTGGATGGTAGGGACAACAAAAATTAACAACTACAAAAAAGAATTAATCACTGTGGGCCTTAAAGAAATCGGTAGATTTATCAAGGAATACGGGCCCGTAACGAATTATATAAGCACAGATAACAACGAATCACGGCGTTGGCTAAAAAAAGCCGGCGCCGTTTTTGGTACGCCGTTTAAAGAAAATGGTATAACGTGGCAACAATTTACAATAAGGAGGAATGAATAATGTGCGGAGTGTGGGGTATGATAGCAGGACAAGCCGTCCAGGGCATCATGCAATATAGACAAATAAAGCAAGAAACAAACGCTAAGGTCGCTATGTATCGGCAGCAAGAACAAGCGGCAGAGCAAAACGCTAAAATAAGTGAACTTAGACAAGACCAAATCGCCGATAAATACGCAAACGACCAACGTAAACTCGACGATAGGATGCGGCTAATGGCAGGCCAGACAGCAGCCCAGGCCGGCGCATCAAACATGACGCTTACAGGAAGTCCCTTAGATATTCTCATCTCGTCGTACGGAACTTATCAAGATGATAGCAGTCAATTATTACAGAACCAGCGAAACGACGAACGCTCGGAATTATTCAACCAATACAATTATGAAAACCAAGCGGCAGGCTATAAAGCAAGCGCAGAAAACGCCAAAGCCCAGGGGAAATTAGCCGGCATAGCCACTCTTCTTTCAACAGCTTCCAGCATGTACGGAATTAAACATGAATACGCCGGTGCTAAAAAGGATAATGTAGGCGGAGACTTCAATTACAAGCCTGACCTACTCGGAAAATCGCAGTACAGGGGAAAAGAAAAAGGATTATTTAGCTCCAATCCGTTCGGCTCCAAGAATTTTAGGGGGTAAAAATGGAAATAAAAGCATACAACAGGGCCGTAGACCCTAACGTCGAAAATGCCAACGTACAGGCCACAAATAATATAGAAGCCTTTGGCGGCAACACAACCGGGAACCAGTTAATGGGAAAAGCCGTAGGGGCTTTACAAGGACAAATACAGGCATACGTAGACGACCAAATAAGTATGAAGGTTCTTGACGCTACCAACGAATATAAAAAGCGCGTAAATGACTTATTAAACGATCCGGACAGCGGGCTGCTGCACAAGCAAGATACGAATGCCTTAGACATTTTAAAACAATACCAAGAAGGCGAAGCAAAAATAAGAAGAGAAACAATCGCAAACCTTCCCAACTACGAAAAGGCACACAGGGCTTTTAACACCATGGCGGACGAAAACAACCTCACTAAAACAGGTGCCGTCATGCAAGATCAGTACGAAAAAACAACAATTCATAGAAATGAAAGTGTAGCAAGAGCCGTGGCAGACGTCACAGACACCGCAATGGAAACCAATACATTAGAAAATGCCTATTCATCACTCACGCAAATAAGAGGCATCGTGTATAGCCAATATAAAAATATATATGGCGAAGAAAAATTAAATGAAATGACAAAAAAAGCGGCCACAACATTTGTACAACAATGGGTTTACAACAAAATTAAAAGTGGTGACGAGTCAGATTACGAAGATGCGTATAGCCTCATGGATAAGGTATCGCCATTCGTTTACGATGCGGCTATCACCAAGTTAAAAACAGAATTAAACGTACGAAAACGCGAACACGACATGATGGACATCGCCAAAGAATCTTTTAACCTCTTCCCAAACGACCCTAAAAAGCGCGAAGAACATATACGCTCAAAAATGACCTACACCGTAGAAGAAGGCGGCGGCGGCAAAACGGGTGATACAACCCTCGAAATGATTGCTGCCGTAGAAACAAATAATGATGACTATAACCTAGTTAATGACTCCGGACATTTTGGAAGATACCAATTTTCGCCCAGTACCTACGCCGAAGAAGCGCAAAAAATAGGTGTAGACCCGAACGACAGGTCGCCGGAAGCACAAGATAAAGTAGCAGCTCAATACAAAAAGACGTTAGCCAAATGGATAGGCTCGGACGATGAAGATGCGCTTATTATCGCGTGGAATTTCGGACCGGCTGCCGGCAAGGCGTGGCTTGATAAAAAAGACGGGTTTTATCTTGATAACGATTTTTATACATGGAATGAAGCACCGCCTGGAAATGCTTCCGTAAATGACAGATTGGCCAAAGCTCATAAAGCAAAAGAAAAGATAGGGGCTAGTGGCTCAAACATCCAAAACGCTATAAACCAAGGCGTACAGTGGACAGGAAGCGCCCCGCTTGCAAACGGAAAAGTGGCGTGTGTGGAAGCGGCATGTAGCATTGGAGCGGCATATTCTCCCACATTAAAAAAATTCCACGATGACAACGTGGTAAATGTAGATGTTCTGGTTAATAGAGCCAAAGAAGCTGGGATGTCGGTAATTCCTTACGACCCGTCAAAAGTAAAGCCGGGTTCAATTATTGTGTACGACGATGTAGGGGGCGACACCCAAACTCACGTCATGATTGCAGAAGAAGGCGGGAAAGTAGTAGGCAACATGTCTAGCGCCAACAACAACCAGGGCGGTGTAGCAGAAGCAAATAACGCAGATTTTGATCCGCAGCACTTAAAACCGACACAAATCATAATCCCCAAAGAAGCCGAAAACGCCAAAATAACTAGAACACGCGTTAAATATTCAGAAGAAGAAGCACAACACATGATAAAAATCGCAAACACCTACCAAGCCCAAGCCACAAGAAATGAAGAAATTGCAAACGACGGACTGGTAAAGGCAGGCCTTCAAGAAATGCAATTAGCCCATGAAAACGGAACACTAACTTACGAATCAGCAATAGCCATAACCGAAAAGTACGGCAAAGGAAACCCTAAAGTATACGCAGCCTTAAAAGGGGCGATAGGAACATATATCACGCCACCTAGAGCAGCAGGAGGCGGAAGCGGCGGGTCCGGAGGCGGCGGAAGACAAGGCGGAAGATTAGATATATGGAAATCTTTAATTGGAAGCAAGTTCACCTCGATGAATGGGTTTATATCTTATTGTGTAAGCAGTGGAATCACCCCAACACCGGCAGAGCAAGAAAGCATGCAAAAAAGCATTCAAGATTTCAACGCCGGAAGCGGCGAGTGGAAACCTGAATTTCAAATTACAGAAGAAAGATTGGCTGCTAGAACCGGCATAGATAAATCAGAATTCAGCAACCAATTTGATATGGTCCAACGGGCAACAGCCGCAAGAGCCGCAGACTTTCAAGCAAAAAATGGAAGGGCGCCGACGGAGGACGAAATATATGCTATAGCAGCGCAGTTAATTTATAGCGATGATACCTACGGAGGAAGATCCGAGGCAGCAGCACTTCAAGCCGGAGTAAGCAAAATCGAAACCGCGCACGATGACAACGGACAAAGAATGGCCCACATAACATTCACAGACGGAGGGACTATGGACGTATACCCGCAATATGTACAACCTCTTATTAATGGTGAAAAAACAAGATATGACTATGAAATCGGAAATTACGATTAAAAGGAGATAACATGGCAGAATATCGGTTCGACAATTTTAAAATCGATGCGAACAATCCCACGGGAGAAACACCTAGTAGCGACGTATTAAATTTAAATAACGACAACTTAGGTTCCCAAGAAGGAATGGCCCAGGCCAATGCCGAACTGCAAGAAAAATACAATAGCATCAATCAGCAGGTCGCAAGTGGACAAATTAAGCAAAAACCGCAAATGAATTATCAGCATCAAGAATCGAACTGGACTCCCCAGCAAGAAGAAAATGATGGGATAGGGACTAAAATATATAACGGCCTTCTTGCAATTGGTAACTGGGAAGTAAATAGCGCCATGGACGTATACCGAAACCTATTTAACCCGAATGCAAGAGCCATGAATCAAGCCAAAACGTATGCCGACACACTAGGCCTTTCAGCTCAATTTTTAATGGACAATCCTGACGCATACAATACAGCAGAGGAAATATACAACAAAAAAATGGCGGCAAGATTCTTAGGCGGCGTGAAATTTTCGACAGCAGCCTTAGATGATATGTATCCGGAGCTTGCGGAAATTCGTCAAAAGGACCCGGTAAGTGCAGCCATGGCCCTACAAGATTACGAAGACGTTAAAAATACCAGAAGCATTTTTGAAGTAGTAAAAGACGCCTTTAATTCCGGCTCGGACATGGTAAAGCTTTCTGACGCACAAATGCGCGCATATAACGGAGAAAGCATAGATTCCGTACGGCCCGATGTAGATAAACTCACAGACGAATTACGGGCATACCAAGAGCCTAATAAATACGAAAGAACTTTATACGACACAATTCAGCAATTAACGATTATGGGAACCCAAGCTGCAAGAGCTACCAAAAGAGCCGCACAAGGGGCCGCTATGGGCATGGCAACCTCGGCCGTAGCGGCAGGTGGCGCAGCTGCAACGGGAATCGGAGCTGCCGCAGCACCGGTTATTTTATTAGCGGGAGCTACAATAGGGGCTGCAAACGGTATGCGTGTAGGCATGTTCGAACAATTCGAACAGCAAAGCGCAGCCGCAAGATACTGGGAACTGATGAATAACCGCAAAGGCGAATATAGTAGAAACCATGCCTTAGTAGACTCAACTGTAACGGGCGCGGCTAATGGGGTTATTGAACTAGGCCTTATGGAATTAGGGTACAATCCCATTACCAAAGCCTGGGGCGGTCAAGTCGCAAAAAGCATATTAAATAACGCCGCAGCTAGAATGGCTATTATTGACGCAGGAAAGGGAAGCATTGCTAAACTCTCCGCGCAAGCGGCTATGAAACAATTCGGCAGAAGTACGGCCGCAGAACTTGCCGAAGAAGGTATGCAGCAAGCCTCCGAAGACCTTATGGATAACGCCGAATACTATTTATATAAAAAAGGCGCTCCGCATACCACGACGGAGATCATAGGAAACGCTGTAGATGCCATGGTACAGGCTGTCCCGGCAGTAGTAGGCATGGGGGCTATGGGTGCCGTAACACACGGCGTAGGAAACTACCGTGGAATGAGAGCTATCGCCGCCATCAAAAACGAAGACTGGAAGCAAGAATACAGAAGAACGGTCGAACAACAAACTATCGAAGCACTAATGGCTAATAAAGCCCAAAACAAAACCGCACAAAAAAATCCCGAAGTATATAAAAACGTCGTACAAGAACAGGCTCGTCTTGCCGGTGTACAAAATATGTACGTGGACGCGCAAGAACTTTCTAAGACAGATAAAGGCGTAGACGTTTTAAACGACATGGTAAGCCGCGGAATTATTACGGGTGAACAAGTGGATAAATCTATTTCAACCGGTGCAGACATTGTAATTCCTACAGGCACCTTTGCCCAGCTTGCCGATGAGTCCGTGGATACCGATACATTAATGCGTGCCACCACCATGGCCAAAAACGGCGTTCACCGCGCAGCCTTAGAAGAAAAAACTAAACGAGTGGAAGCGATCCGTGAAGAACTGGCTAATCTAGCACAAAATAAAAAAGATGTTCTTTCTAAAGAACTCATGGAAGAACATTTTA